AATTCCTGACTCAAAGTATTGTGTCGGGATTGCTGTGCTGAAATACATGTAATCTGTGTCTAAGAGATACATACGACTTAGGCCGTCTTTCTCTACATCCTTGGATGGAATGATTGGGACACCATTGTATGTTGCAACAATGAATCCTGCTTCAATTCCGGGGACACCCTTAACACCATTGTATGTTGGAGTAACTCTCTTCTCTTCCATGAATCTTTGTTGTGATTGTAGAAGTTGTTGTAGTCTCATTAGAGTATCATATCCAGTTAGGATAACCTTTGGATTACCACCACGTTCCCATACTTGTTGGAAGATAGTGTCCAAGTGGTCAAGACTTAGAGTTCTACGAGCCGCTACTGTATCTTCTGCACCACAGTTAACTTCTGCGTTAGACCATGAGTTTGCACTTCGGTCAATGCTGTAAATATCCAATTGTGCCGCTGTAGCATGAGGAGTTCCACCGGAAGTTCTCAAACCAGTTAGACCTGATGTAGTTCCATCACCAGCAGTGATACGGTCAAGTGATTCAAAGTTGTTACCAGCAGTAGTTGCTGTATCAACAAGAAGCATTTTGTTTACCATTTCTGCGTGGTGCTTACCCATTTCTTCCTTTAGGACTGCTCTCATGTCGCCCATACCATCATCCTTGTCTGCAAGGAATACTGCAACTTCACTTACATCGAATGAGTGTGCAATTGTCTTTGGCTTTGCGGCTACATGTTGGAAAGTTGGCTTTACAGTTTCAGGAAGTGTTCCGTTCTCTGCAATACCACCATGAACAACACCTGAGTTAGGCTTGTCTGTGATAACCCTCCATCCACTGCGCTCCCAAGGCTTCTTAGGTAGAATTGAGAATGCATTGAACTCTTGGTTCAATTGTGACCATACTTTGCGTCCGTAGATTGCTTGGTATGTTCCTGCTGTTGTGCTGAGCATTGGTGAATCTGCTTTAAGCAATTCACTACCTGTGTAGGTGTAGCCCATTGAGTTTCCAGCGCCATAGTAGTAGCGCTCCATGTCTGTTACTGTTCTTACATAATTTCGTGCCATATTTCTTCATCTCCTTTATTCAATTTCTTAGAGTCTTATTCTCCTTGAAACAATCCTCCAGCGAGTTGGTGAACTTCTTCCCAAGACATGTTAGCCAAATCCTGAGTGCTTGGAATCTCTACAGTGGGTGTAGCAGATTTAGCAATTAGTTCGCCTGATGTTGTTCCAATGTTATCAATTCGCTCTGATAGAGCCGCAATTGACTTCTGAATCTCTGCTAGAGGTCCACGAGCATCAAAAGCATCAGCCTGAGCCTTTGTAATTTCTGCTTGCTTCTCACTTGCAAATCTTGCTTCAAAATTGTCTTCCAATCCTGCTTTGAATAGTTCTTCTTCCTTAGCCGCCTTGAATACTTCATAAGCCGCTTCAACTTGTGATTGGTCTACACTTGCGCTTGTAATAAAGTTAGACTTCTCTACTTTACCACCTCGGCTTAGACCAGCACGAGATAGAGCATTAGTTGATGGGGAGCCACCTTCTTGCGCTCGACCCTTTACTTGTCCAGCAAAGTAATCTGCACCATCTCCAATTGCCTCAGGAGTAGAACCAAGGTTTGCTTTTGCTACATCATCAAAGTGAGCACGAGCCGCACTTGTGTCTACACCAGCAGACTTTAGAGTGTTCTCCATCCAATCAAGATATTCTGCGGTAATAACATCAGAGTATTCTGACTTTTCTTTATCATCCTTATCATCTTTCTTTTCATCCTTCATCTCTTTCTCATCTCCTGAGTTATCTTTCTTCTCATTCATAGATTCTTTAAGAGCAGGTGGTAATTCGCCTTTTTCCATAGAATCCAATCGGCCTTCTAATCGGGCCAATACATCGCTCATTTGTTCCATAACATCGTCAGTCATTTTCTTCATCTCCTTTTTGTTAGTTTTATCTTCTTTCAAAATATTGAATGTTGCTTCGGGGTTTATTCCTTTTTCACAGATTGTGATTTCATGAAGTTCTAGTTTGCTGATTTCTTGATAAGAGCCGTGCGTTCCATCGCTTTTGTTTACTCTTTTGAATGCCTGTCCACCGATACTAAAGCCCGCCAAATTACCTTTTCGTATTTCGCTTGCTACTTCTCGTGCTTTTTCGATGTCGTTTCTTAATTTAACTACTACGAACATTCCAGCATCGTCAACTTCGCTTTTCCATAACCTCCCTTCACTATCTGTATAATTTTGTATTACTTCTCCAACTTGAATATTTGAGTGCGCTAATTGCACGTTTCTATATTTCGGGTCTGCCATGAACTTTTTGAAAGCATCTTTCAAAGCCGACCTTGTTATCAAATCCCCCTGTTTATCTACGAGTTCCACACTAGCATATCCTGCAACAATGAGGTCGTTACTCCCTTTAAGGAGTTCAATCCCACTACTGCGGTCCTGTAGTCGTAACACACAATCACCTTACCCCATGTTTACCTATATTAATAAAGCGGCATCAATCCTCGTAATCAAAATCATGATAATCGCTAGACTGCTCTGCATTTTTTTGCTTCAATCTTCTATTTCGGACATGTGGATATTCTTCCTCCATATCTTCTGTAGGACGCTCTTTCATATCCCAATCAGGAAGACTTTCTTCGCTTGTAAGATGAGTCGGCCCTCTTGGGGATTCTATTTGTCCTCCAACATCAATACCCATACCACGAGCACCCGGCCATCCGCCTTCTTTTTGTAAGTTATCTACTCTTTCTACTAAATCAGCAATACGAGACATCATTTTCACCATACTAGGTTTGAGAATATTATTTTCATCATCTGCCTCTATAATACCAGCAGAATCTTCTTCTGTTCTTTTTCTATCTTTAGGGTCATTCATTGAATGCTCTGTTTCTACATTACCTGAATCTTTACTTTCCATATAGACCCCTTTATGCATTAAAGAAATTGCCTGACTCCATAGAGGTCTAACACTTTCAGCAAGAATAACAGGATAATCAGATTGACTTAATTCACCCATTACAGATATAGGAGAATGCGCCCAACTACCTGAATTGCCTGAATCTAACTTGTAAATTACATCATCTATGCCCTCAAAACCCACCCTAAAGCGGTCATTTTGCAACTCTAAATCAAATGAGACTGCAATTAGAGGGTGAGATTTAGCCAAAAGTGATAGGGTTTCAAGTGATACTGCACCCTCAGAATCACCTTCTCCTTTGATTTTTACAGGAGTAACATCGTAAATTGTCTTATCATTTCTTTTTCTACTCTTTACTCCTGATACTGAAACTTTTACAACATCACCTTCATTGAAGGGTTTAGGACTTTTTATTGTCCCAACATCAAGATATTCTTTTCCATCATAAGATACACCACGATTTCCTAATCCTTCTGCATCTAATGGACCTGCTCCTAAACGATATGTGTATGGGCCTTTCCCTCTTACATCTAAAATTATTAAACTAATTTCTTTATTTCCTCTAAGTAAGAACCACTTAGGGTGTCTTGTTTCACCAAGCATGTATGTTGATTTAGCATCTCTTAGTAATAATTGATTATGTTCTTCTTGAAGACTAGAAACAGTATCTTCTAAACCTCCTTCTTCTGTAACCCTTGTATTATGAGGGCCGGGAACTAAAACATGTTCATGACTATCAAATTGTCCACGTAAAACTTTCATTCTTTCTCTAATAGTTAAATCTGCTATATTTGTATTATCATAATCTATAATGTCTATAACATGGATTTCATTTTTTGTTTTTACAACATCTATAATGTAATTTCTTTTGGTTACTGCCTTTAGTTGTTTTTTATCTTCATCGTGTAAAGGAACTGTTTCTCCTTCTCTATTATATGCTGTAAGATTATGCCTTTTTCTTTTGATAAACATTCTTTCTCCTTCATAAAAAGCAGATACAACCCAATCTCCGCTAAATCCTCTTAATGATTCAAAATCTTTCAAAGAGAAAATACGATGCATTGGTAGAATTGGAGGAGGCTTTGCCTCATCCTTTTTCAATAAAGCATCAGGATTCATTAGCGCAATTAATACTTCATTAGCACTTTTACCTATATTCATTGGGTCTGTATTAGGAGGTAAACCAGTAATATCAGGTCTCAAAATATTAGGAGTAGGATTTTGAACTTGATAACCCGATGTAAGAACTTGTTCTACCGCTTCATTACCATGTAGCGCCTCTAATACAGGTTGTTGAACAGAATGTAACATTTGAGATTCCATTTTAGTTCCTACCATAGCATTAATATTAGTATCAGGGTGTTTTACTCCTGTAAACTCAAATCCTACAGTTGGAGTCATTTCATATCCTCCATCCATAGTTCCTGAAATATACATATCTTGAACACTTGTTCCAGCAGTTCCAGCAGGTGTAATTTCTCTATTACCACTAAAGCCAGCCTCTGTAACAGTTTGAGATGGAGCAATAGTTGCTTCCATACTTTCTGCTCTATTAGGGTCAAACAAGAAAATATCATGTAATTTAGATTTGGCTTCATTTACTGGTCCTGTTACATTACCAGTTAATTTACCAAATGCATTGGCCTTTTTTCCATAATCTTTTGTTGGATTTGTAGTAGGAATATGAGATAAACCATATTTTTTACCTTCTTCTTGATAAGGTCCACGCATAAGACCTTCTAAGAAAGAAAGTTTACTAAGCCATTCTCTATTAATATCATTACTAAAACCTCTTTCTGCTATTTTTCTTGCAGTAGCATCTGAATGATGAACATCACTATAGCCATGATTTAATTGAAATTGCTCTAAAGCACCATGATGATTTTCAATACCACTAAATCTTGATAAATCTATTCTTGGATGAAATTGAACACCTGATGCTAATAATGAGCCATGAGTTAATGCTTTAATAGGCCCATCTAAGTTTTCTCGTAATCTATTTACTAAATCTAAATGAGTATCATCATTTGGTAGCCCAAGTTCTTGTAATATTTTTGCATCAGACATATCAGGGCGTATTTCTTTTCCACCTATTGCTAATGTTTGAGCCAAAGTATGATGTGGAACTGTTTTTTCACCACGAGCAGAAAGCATTTGACTTACACTTGTTCTCTCAACATCATTTTCTCCATATCCGTAAGTAGTTAAACCATGTTGAGAAGATGGTAATCTTAACAACGCAATATTAGCATCTCTCATTAAACGAGCAGAGTTAGCAAGAAACTTTTCAGGATTTGAAGGGTCAAAAGCAGTTGGGTCTTCTTTTTCTAATAATGGTTTCATACGCTTAGCCATTTCAACTATAGCCAACATATCTGCTTCATCTTTTTCTTCTAAAGCATCGTGATGTGGAGTATATCCCCTTCTTTTCCCTTGTTTAGGTCGAGCGTCTTCAAAAATAGACTGCATCGCATTTTCAAGTTCAAATAAACGAATATTTCTTTTAGCAAAATCTTCTGTTCCTTCTTCGTAATTCATTATTTCATCAGATAATCTATCATATTCATCAGATAAATCATCCATATTAGTTTGCATATCATAATTTAAACGAATATCATCTTCTACTTCTTTACGTTGTTTTAATTGAGCAAGTCTCTGTCCCTTACCCTTTTTTCTTCTTTCTGCGCTTTGAGAACCTCTATAACTTTGAGAAGAGTCTCTACCTGAATATCCTTGAAAAGCACCAAAGAGATTAGTTCTATCTCCACTATGACTTAATGGGTATCTACCCGACAAAATCTGATTACGTTTTAGAATTGTAAAAGGAGCAGGAGAATGTGGTGGATATAGTCTACCAAGAGAAGTCAATAATCTATGGCTCATTCTTGCATTTCTTTTTCCTTGCACTAATGGGTTATGTAAACCCCCAATAGACATTAATGGATTAGATGTAAAATGACCTTTATCGTAAAGCATTCCTCTTAGTGAAGAGCCTTCTATTATATCTGCTCTTTCTGCATCAGTAAGATAACGAAACTTATTGGAATATCCGCCTGATAAACTGGTCATAAAACGGAATGGTGTATTTTTCGGACTTCTAAGATTCTTCTTAGAAGACAAATGAGAACAACCATCCCAAAATGAACTTATTCCATGAGCACCTGAATGAGTTCCATATCTTTTATCATACAAAGAGGGAAGGAACGTTCCAAACAAACCTGCTGTTTTAGGATTAGGAATAAAATGACCTTCCTGTATTTTTCCAATTAAAGAAAAACCATCTTCATCTTTAGGCAAGGAATCATGTAATTGTTCTAAATAACCTATACCACTTCTTCCTACTCCTCCCTGATGATGAAATAAGTCAGCAAAATGAGATGATAATCCTATAGGATGACCATTACTCCCAATAGGCCACGCATCTTGTTCATCGTTTGGTAATTGATTTAAATCCGTTCCATTAATTCCAAGATTATGAGCCGCAAGGAAATTACGAATCTCTTTTTGCTTCATACTTAGATTACCATGCTCTTCTGCTTTATCCAATACTTCTTGTAATTTTTCAGTATCAATAAATGGCCCATCAAACTCAGGTAAAAGAGGATGGGTATCTTCTTCCATAGGAGTTCCATCAGAGTTATATCCACATAACTGGAATAGATTTTCTTTAGTCATATAGGTTGCAGGGTCTTTATCTAATTCTAATAACTCATCTACTAAATCTTGCCTAACGTTTTCAGAGTTTTTCAATTTACTCATTAGCCTTTTTGATTTTGCTAATGCTTTAATCGGTAAACTACTCAAAACCTCAGGTAAATTACCTTCTTCATCATACTCTAAGAAATCAGGGTCAAATAAAATATCATTATATTCAGATAAAAGATGGTCAACTAAAGAGCCGTCACCATGAGAAACACTTTCTAAAGCACCCATTATTGCATGTTTTAAGAAAAACTCTGCTCCCTCAGGATGGTCTTCATCTGTTTCTATATGTGCTTTTACATTTGCTCCGTGTAAATGCTGAGGTCTAATATAAGATAAAAACTCAGGAGTCATTCTATGTTGTATATTTCTTTTAATTCTTCCAGCAGAAATAGATTTTTTATTACCCAAATCTATAGTTTGTGCATCATAATTATCGCTTCCTTTTTCATGTAAATGTTGTATAATTTTGTGTCTTTGGTTTGGGTCTAAGAACTCTAAACCCATCATATATCCTAAATGACCTAAACCCTGAGGAACAAAATATTCTTCTAAATCGGCTTCATTCCCACCACCATATACATGAGCCTGAATATCAGCATCACTCATACTGTCTTTTGGGTCTATAGAAGTATGATGATAATCATTGCTTTCCCATGTATCAGCCATATCTTCAAAGTGTAATTGTTGTAATGCAAACTCTTGGTCTACTGGTTTTGAAAACTTATCCATAATTTCTTTTACTTTTTCAGGATTAGCATCTTTCCAATCTTCAAAACTATCTATGTAAATATCATAAAGATGGTGGTCCCCTAACGGACCTAAAAATGGTTGATGCATTACATCTCTTTGAGATTCTGTATCGTATTTTTTATGACCGATTACAGCAGGATTTTCATTTTTAGTGTGAACTTTGTCTAAGTCATTTTCATATGTTTTATACAATTGAGCAACAGAAGTAGCACCGGGCTTTGAAGGTAAGTAAAAAGAGCGGAGCATTTCAGTCATCATACTACGACCAGTAACAGCGTGTTTTCTTCTCAAAGGATGATGCTTTGAATGGAAAAAATGTGAGTCGGAATAATGTCGGTTATTATCTATAGGTGCATCAGGAAAAGTTGAAAGAATATTATTTAGTTCTCTTTCTGAAAATCTACCAGTCCAATCATGAGAAGAAAGTTTTTGCGCTCCTCCTCTTGCGAAATCAACTCTAACATCTCTATCATCTTCGGGAGCAACGTGCTCCATTGATTTAGCAGATTGTTCTAATCTACTAATACTATCAAGAATCTCTAATTTTCTTTCCATATCAGCGCCTTTTGCCTCTGCAACTAAAGCGTCAATTTTTTCCTGTATGTTATTAGGTAACTCTTTTTGAATAAGAGAATCACATACAAAATCTTCTATGGTTTTTTCTACAGTATAACCGTGCCTCTGTAGATTTAACTTTGAAAAGGCAAAATTAGCGACAGATTCATCGTAATCTAATCCATCAAGTATGGATTTAAGCAGATTACTTCTACTTCGCAAATACCAATCTACAGCATCCTCACGCACAACGCCACACCCCATCACCTTTGATTAGGGTGTGCTTTACTAATTTTACCATCTTGGTCTAATCTATCTACTCCGCCGCCTTCGTGTGGGTTCATTTGACCTGCAAGTTTTTCAAGACTTACAGATGAAGATGTTGCACCTTTATTTGCTACATCCTCACTATCCAATAAATGCTGATTAGTATTGTAATATGCACTACGAGTTTGCCCTGCTGTTTCAGAAACAAAACCAATTCCCTCAGGATTTGTATTAAATGTTACATTAAATGTAGGTTGAGAACCCGATTCTCCTGACTTTTGAACAGGCTCTGTTTGCTCTTTTATCCTCTTTTCTTGAGCCGCCTCTCGTGCTGTAAAAGTATCTTCTTGGAACTTTTGTGCTTTGTTCAATCGTTCTTCTAAGCGTTGCGCTTTGTTCAATAATTCAATTGCTTCTCTACTTGCTTCTGATGGAATAGGTTTCATGGAACCACCTCTGTTTCTTTTGCTTGCTCAGCCATTTCGTGTATTTCTTCCCAACTCATTAAATGGATTTCTTCATTAGAATAATTATTAGATTCTTTTAGAATTAAATTATCTTCTCCTGCTCCTTCTACACCAATATCTCCACGAAATACATCTGTAGAAATATCTTGACTAAATGGAGTATTTGCTTGAACAAACCCAGCCTTACGAAGAAGAGATACTGGATTACTAACTGCTTGCTTTAGACGAACATTTTCAGCCTTCAAGATTTGAAGGTCAGAATCCATAGCCTCCATTTTAGAAATTAATGTATTCATTAATCTTTCAGTAGTTGATTGTTCAGTCATTATTCACACCTTACTGTTTTGTATAACGACCAAAAGTTCCGTGATGTGGTCTCATCCCATTACTTACTCTTGCTGAAATAATAGTTCCCGGAAGAACTTTATCTCTCTGAGTAACATCGAACTTTCTTCCTGATTCATTCATTTTCTGAACTGGATTAGAAACAATTTCTACCTCGGTTTTACTATCTTCTGACTTTTTAATTGCAGAGTGAATATCTTCATTCAAAAATCCAGCAAACTTCATAACTTCATTTAGATGTTCTTGAGCCTTAAACGCATCACCATTCTCTAGTGCTTTAGTGAATGCTTCTGTGTGGACACTCATTTTTCTCGCCATTGGATTCATTTTCTGTAGGTTCATGGTTGTCGCCTCTGTGTTACCGAAGTATTGCCGCATTAAAAGTCCTTATGCTCCTCGCAAGCGTCTTCCGTTCATTAATGCTTGCTGATTTCTTTGTGAAATAGAGGGTTGAAGCCCTCTTTGTTGAACACTTGTTACAGGTGCTCCCGCCCCAGCACTACCTCTTTGTTGTGGTCTTGCTGGAGTTCTTGGAGTGCGGATTCCCATCCCCTCTCCTCCGGGCTGTGAAGGCGGCATTACAGGAGGCATACCTTGTTGTTGCATCATTTGTGGGGGTAACGCATTCCTATGCATTTGTTGTCCGTGCATTTGAGGAGGCATGGCTTGTCTTGGAGGCATCGCTCCTCCCGGAGGCATACCCGGAGGCATACCCGGAGGCATAGCGGGTTGTGCTTGTGCTTGTGGTTGCTCTTCCAATTTCTTGTAAGTAAATCGAACATCTCTTTCTCCTTCCTCCATTAATTCAGGTTTGTAACCAAGCATAGCCATACGCTGTGCAAGATTAACTTCCATTTCATCACGGCGAAGACGAGTAATTTCATCTTCTTCTTCATTTGGATATAGAGTTATTTTCCAATCTGTAATATCTAATTCTCTCAAAAGTCTTGGGAATAAAACATCTGTGTATACTTTCTGACCATATTCTACAGCACGATTTGTTACAAGAATCTGTAATCCTTCATTATTCAAACCACCTGCTTTACCATTATCAATCATAAAGATAGAAGATACTCCATAGAAAGCCGCAATACGATTACGGATTTCATCACGCACAGCAATATATTGCATTTCTTCTAAAGTGTCCATGAACTTAACCCAGTTCACGCCGCCTCTACCACTATTGGATTCAATTCCAACTTTAGGAATATAGTGTGGGTCTCTTTCCATCTTTTCATCAACACCTTTCCAAAAGGATTTCATTGATTCAAGATTATCAGTTGTTACAGAAATAATACCCTTAGGAATCCTACGCTTTTGATATGCAGTATAGATATAATTATCCATAGCAGTCAAAGTCATAGCCTGTCTCCATAGAGTATTTACAGGACTTTTACCATAGAGTTTGGTCGGATTATATTTAGATAGATGAATAACTTCTCCTTTTGTATAATATTGATTCTTACCACTTCCAGCCATATTCACATAATGAGCATCTACAAGTTTAGCACCACAAGTTTGGCATTTAGGCTCTTGGCCGGGATAAGCAACTTGGTCACGATGAATACGGCAAATCTTGTAACGACCACCACGCACACCACGTTTATCAGCAATAAGACGCATAAATATAGGGTCTCCACGAATAATCTCTTTTACTCTATAGAATTGTATATCACCAGTTTTCTCATCAACATAATATTCTTTGATTAGAATAATAAAAGCATCATCTACAATATTCAAATCTCTTTCAACTTCATGAAGAACTTGCATGAAACTTTGTTCCATAGAGTTCTCTTGTTTTAAGAGCCATTTAGCATACATAACCTGTTCAGGGTCAGGTCTGCTTACTGAACCACCACAAGAAGGACATACTTCTACATCGTGTTGAAACTCTTCTTCGCACTCATCACATTTTACACGAAATTGTTTTTCCCAGTAATATCCTCTACGAAATATTTCTTGCCCTAACTTTGTTATTACAGTTCTAAGAATTAGATTTTCATTAGATACTGCATATAGCGCTGGTAATGTAATACCTTGTGCTAAAACAGGTTCTTGTATACCAGTAGTATACAAAGGCATTTGCGGTTGTGGAGTTGTCCTCCTTCTGAAAGGAGTAGCAAGTGCAGATAAAAATCTACTAACTAATCCTTCTTTTTCTTCTTCGGCCATTATAGAGTCCCCCTATATTTATCAATTGTATCTTCATCAATACCCCATGTATCAAGCAAAGCAGAAGACTTCTTTTTATCATCTTTCCAGTTTTCAAATCTAACTAAACGCTTCAACTCTTCTTTTCTTGTGCTATCTTTTTCATCAAGATAAGCCAAGACTGCTTTTGCTTGTAAAGATTTCATTTTGAGATAAGGTGAAACTCCATTTAGTAATTTGCGTAAATCATTCTTTGAATAAAATTGAAGTCTGTGTTGACTTCTGTTTGAGTTTTTGTATACTTTATTATCAGTTTGTAAGACACCACATTCTAAAGTTTTGAATAAATCTTCACAATGAACTTTTCCTCTTTCACCTGTAGCAATCATACCAGCACGAGGCTCTCCTCTTTCTGTTATTGTAATATATCCATCTGCATCAAGGAACCCTGCACTGTAACTCCAAGGGTCTTTCAGAATTAATCCATTAGCACCTATCTTAACATAAGTTCCTCTATGCGCCCCCTTCACAATATCTACTTCTTCACCATACATATTGAGTAAAGTTGAGAGTTTACGAGCGGTATGAGATTTAGTTAATATATCAGCCTCTGATGCATTTAATTGAATATCAACTGCTTTCATTGGACCTCTTTCTGATAATTCTTTAGATGCAAAATGTAGAAAATCTTGCTCTTGTTTAGTTAATTTATCCATATGATGTAAAGATGTAGTCCACATTTTTCTTGCTGATGTTCGGTCTTGCATAGCAGAAGCCCACGCTTGTTGTTCTTCAATACCCCACGCATCTTCATATTCATCTAATAATTTCAAAGTCTGTTCTGCTTTTTCCCAAAGCATACATGCTTGTTGTAAAGATACTTGTCTACTTTCTCCAAACTTTCTAAGAGATTTTAATTTACGGTCAGATAATCCTAAGTTTTTCATTGTATCATAAAATGGAGAAGCCCATGAAATATTTTGAAGTGTTAATTCTGTTTCTAATGCTTTGATTAAACGAACATCTTCAATGAACTTATCAATCTCATCTTTGTTTTCTTTATTATACCTACGAGCCTTTCTTAATCGTTTTACTAAGTCATCTGCATTACAATTCATATGAGTTTCAAACCAACCATCTCCGTTGATAGAAAAAGAAAAATCTTTCTTAATGATTTGTGCCTCTTTTTTTGGAGTTACAGTAAAAGTATGAACTTCCCCGAAGTCATCATCAATTAACGCCGACCCCCACATAATTTGACCTCCCTATTGACCTATTTACCATTTGCTACTAATTGGATTAGAAAATATTTCTTCTATTTTGTTTCTTACTCTTAATCTCATTGGAGTTTGAGGGATAATATTATCAGAATAATCTCCTGCAATATCATCTAATTTCCATATATCTAAACCCGTATCATAATTTTTCTTATCTAAGAATCTAACTAAATCATTGGTAGAAAGGTTACTACCACTACCGGGAATGAATGGACATCCTCCTAATCCTCCAATACTAGAGTCAAATTGAGTAATACCCCATTCTAATCCTGCTTGAATATTAGGAAACATATTGTCCTTCTTATTTGTTTTATGATGAAGGTGAAGTGCTATTTCCGCATCCGTCTTTTTAGTAAGTTGTAATGTTCTTTTGATAAGAGTAGGAAAAGCGCTTCCTATAGTATCACATAATACAATAGTATCAGCAAATGTATCGGCTTTTTGTATTGCTTTTTGTAAAGCATTTTCAGTTGGTTTACCATCTATGGGACAACCAAAAGCACAAGAAATATACGCTCTAATGTCTTTTTTATTTGAGTCTTGTAACATAATATCAATATCTGATAAAACATCATTCATTGGTTTACCTAAATTAGCCATATTAAATGAATCAGAGGCTGAAAAGAAAACATTCATTTTTTTAGCGCCTACGGCTTTTGCTCTATCAAATCCTCTTTGATTTGGAACTAATACACTAAAATCACCAATATTTTGAGTAGATGTAAAAACTTCTTCCGCATCAGCCATATTTGGAACGAGTTTAGGATGAACAAAAGATGCAATTTCAATATTACGAAGTCCGACATTATGTAATTTATTGATTAAATCAATTTTATCAGAAGTAGGAGTAAAATCTTCTATATTTTGTAACCCGTCTCTAGGACCGACTTCGTAAATTGTAATATCACTCATTCCTAATTCTCTCCCATCCTCTATCGGTTTGTTGATACCCTGATTCTGCTCTTTTATCTAGTCTATTAGTTAACCAAGCCATGAAATGAGTAATAGCACTCCCACCAAGACCAGCCAACAACCCACCACCTAAAACCTCAGGGGGAATTGCTTTAGCAAAATCTCCTTCTCGCATTCTTCTATCAAGGAAAAACTTTGTAGGGTCTTCATCTCTTAATTGTTGAAGCATATTTTGTCCACGAGTATTAAAATCAGTAACTTTCTGTTTTCCGTGATGTAAAGCATTCATCGCTTGAAGAAATGCTCTACGTTGTTCATCTCCACCAACATATTCACTAAACCCAGTAGGGTCTTTTCTTGCATCTAAATAATCAGGAGACTGTTTACCTTCATCATACAATAAATTAGCATATTCACCTTCACCTTCGGGTGATAAAATATTAGATGCCGCTGTTCCATGTCTATCAATTATAGATTGTTCATAGGCTGGTCCTCTTTGCATAGCAGATGCTACATCAGCAAATCTGCGTGCATTAACAGAATCTCCTGCTTCTCTCATGCTTTCAGATTCTTGTAACAAATCTTCTATGCTTGCTTTTTTCTTAGAATCAGGGTCAGCAACATGAGTAGGGTCTTTATCACCCTTTTTACCTACTGAAATAATTAATACCATACCGTGTTTTTTTCCGCCTAATTTTTCTTCTTTCATGGAGTCATCCACCCCCCTCCGCTTCTACCTGTAAGAATACTATCAAATCCGGGAAGAATATCATCTAACATAACTATAGAACCTTTGAACTCTTTAGTAGCCCAATTAGCAAGAGCCAAAGCCATAGCCAAGTCATCATGAGTTCCCACGCTTTCCAACCTTCCATTTTTTTGCATACCAAAACGATTCAATTCTTCTTCTAATTTATGTGTGAACTTCTTACTTCTTTCATCTCCATATGGCGTTTTGATGCGCCCTTGTTCAAAGGCCATGAGTAGACTCATGAAGAGACTTTCCTTTTTAGTTCGTGTAGTCATAAAAGTGCGTATTGGAATATCTTCTCTAATTTCTTTTAATTCCATTTCAAACATACGCTGAAAATTGTTACCTTCAAGTTCAATTAAATCAGGTTGAAACTTTTGATTTAAAATAATAATTTGACGCTTCTGTGCTACAGAAGACATTCCTCTTTCATGAACAATTCCCACAATTTGTTTTACATTTTCATCAGGTAAAGTTCGTAAAACCATCATGGCTGTAAAGTCAGCGTTTTTATCAGATGCAATTGCAGTGTCCCATCCAATAAAATGCTGTCCGAAGACACCTGCTGGTTCACCATTTTCATCATAATCTGTTTGAGCACGGTCTAACAAAACTAAGTTTTCATCTCGTGCTTTTTCTAATATAGTATGAGGGAACATACTTGCAACATCATGAATTGGCTCACAAAGATATTCACGAGTAAATTGTATTGCTGGCATAGACATACGCCTATGGTCTAATGCTTCTAAACTCCAACGGTCAGGCCAAAGAGCCACTCCTTCTGAATTAATTGCAGGATAAGTTTCTACTGTAAAAGTATCTTTCTTTTCTAATTGAGCATACAAATCATTGTAACTAAACGGAGTTCCTACCATCATCATTCTACCTGAATGGTGAAGAACAGGAAGCAATACACCATAGAACCAATCAGCGGCTCTTTGTAATTCACTACCAGTTGTTCCCCATAAAATATCATCACATACTACTACATCAGGGTGGAAACCACGAGTTCCTCCACCAACCGATTTAGCCATAATACGACTTCCATTGGTAAACTCAAAGTAAGTTTTTCTCCAAGGAATGCCGCCGGGTTTCAAATGTTGAAGACAAGGAGTAGTATCTATATTACCACGAATAAATCTCATATGTTCAAGCGTCTGTTCCAATGAGTGACTAAAAATCATGATATGTTTACCGGGATTAAATGCCGCAATCCATAGAGCATACGACATGAAAAACACAGATTTACCGTGGTCACGACTCGCTTTTACGCAATAATATCTATTGTCTTCCAATCCTTTATCCCACTTAGCATGATGTTCTGCATAATCAAAACCCAATACAGTTTCAAAGAAATATTTGAAAGAGCGCTCAGACATTTTCCCATCCATTTCTACGATGAGTTGTTTCATTTGCTCGTCTTCTTTAGACATCAAATCACCCCTACAAATCTTCTTGGGTTTGTTGATTTTTGTTCTAATCCATGAGTTGTAGAAGAAGCATTTTGATTTGCATAAGGGTCTGCTAGTAAGGCCGCTTCATGTTTTTTTTGCTCTGCTAATGCATCAACTCCACCTTCTGCTTCTTGAACTTCTGTTTGCTGAGCAAAGGGGTCTCCTTGTAAAGCAGTCTCTGCTGATGTTTGAGTCATGGGCGTATCTAATGAAGAAGCAGGAGGATTAACCGCAGGTGGTGTAACTGGTTGAACATTAGTTGTGTCCATTGTTGTAGTTGCTGGTAATACAGGAACTTGTTGTTCAGGGGGTAAACTCGCCGCTACTGGCTCTTGATTAGCAAGAAGTTGATTCACATGTGCAGTTGCCTGTTGCCCTGCTTTAGATTGGGCATAATCAGGGTCAAACATATCTGCTTCAAATTGTCCCGGTGCAGAAGAAACTCTACCAAAAGCAAGAGGATTTTCTTCTGTTGCTCTATGTGATTGTTTTGCTGAACCAAACCCTGTAGGATTAAACCCTGTTTTACTATGGTCAATACCAGTTCTACCTTCTACTTTTACACGATTCTGAGTAGCCACTGGTTGTGACTGTGGTT